GGTGCTAAGCACCTCTGCAAAAACCGTTAGTCCTTCACTTGCTGTCCAACGTTCCAGTCTGTCGCTTTCGACGATGTACACGTAGGAAGTTAATTCCATATTCGCAGCTACTGCCAAGTCATGGTCGCTAAAACCCGAAGTTCCCTTTGGGTGCGAATGAAAGATCGTATCTGGTCTGTGCTTTAAGTAGTCCTCTGCAGATATGACAAAGCTGTCAATTGGATTATCAGATGAGTTCTTGCATCTAACGGCAGCGCCGTTTACCACGACCCCACAAGCTTCTTCAGGTAGAGCCTCAATGCACAACTGCGCTATGTGTTTGTGTAAGTTCATGCTGTTGTCGCTGGGAATCCCCCAAATGGGTAGGGCTCCGAGTTTCTTTCTTTACAGTCTTCTAGAGTCTTAGCGCACGTGAGCTTGGTCGATGTGGAGCCGCACTCAGGGCTGCCATAGGCAAATGGACAGAAATTGGCGTATAACTTTCTGGTCGGTATCTGGAGTCCCTCTATATCCATCGCAGACGCTAATTCATAAATCACACCTAGGTTTGTCTCTTCCGTCTTTCGGTTGAACCACCACAGCTCTGGTGTAAATACCGCTGCAGCGTCATACGTAGACTGCGTTACCCCTCCCACTGAGTGCAAATATTTTGCGTAGGTTCTCAGCCTCCACAATCTAAATCCAATGAGATCGTCAAAGTCGTACGACAGACTTGTCATTTGTCCGTCTACATTTGCAATTGACAGCTTTGGGTTGGGTAGCCGATTGCTTCCTGTGAGCTTGAAATCTGCCGCTGCAATTGGCACGGGTTGATAGTTGACCAAACTAGTAGCGTCTAATCTTTCGTCGACGTAGCGAACTGATTTTCCACCGGTTTGTTCCGGTGAAACGAGGTATATCTTTCCGCCCCATTTTGGGCTTAGGTGGCTACCGTCAATAATGTACAGATTGATAAGGGCGTCTTGTTGCATTACTAGATTCCGCGCAGCTCCTTAACCAATTTGACGCTTAGTTTCCCTGGTCTGTTTACTCCATTACTCTCTGTCTGTTTATACCCCTCCCATAAACCCTTTGTGCTCGCAGAATCAAACACAAATGACGCGGCAGATTTGGATGAGTCTTGGTATTCCTTGAGCTTTTCTTTGTAAGTACCTAGAGTTGGTCCTACGCTGTCATTCCAGGCAAGGCCAACAAGCCTATTCATATGAGCTTCCCAGTCGCTCAGTCCTCCTTTACCGTCATAAGCAATGGGAACATTGCCAAAGCCTGAGTAATAGTCAGTATTTCTGTCGACAGAACCCCACGAAAATCCGCTTAGTGTGTATGTTTGATGTGGCTCTCGCTTGGTGAACAGATTGTTATACCCACTCTCGGCGGCCAGGAGATCAATCCAGTTTGCTCCTCTGGTGGGTAAGTATCTCCACATCTTCGGGGTGTTTACATTCATACCTGTTTCGGGATCAGTTGTTGTCTCGATCCATACATACGGATATCCTTCACTCGGCGTAGATTGTGGAGATCCCGGCCAATTCATATTTATCCAGAAACAGGTCTCCGTGCTATCTGCTAGCTCCTCGAATAAGGGATTCGATCCACCCACGCTAGGTGTGGGGTAGCTTCCGCTCTTCAAGGTTGATCCAGAGGACTCATATCTCTTGAAATAATTCCAGGGCTCAACACCTATCTTTCTGTCGTACAGACTTTCAACCTCTATAGTCGTAAAGTCCTTGATTTTGCCTGGGTAGCTATTAAGTAAGTCCTTCCTGTCCTCGTAAAACTTCTGTTCCGCATCTTGCAATGCTTTTATGGCGCTGAGAACTTCCGTTGTCTTTGGCAACGTGACATCCATGGTTCCCGTGTTGACAACAGGGTATCTGGCCATACGTTTAAGGAGTAAATGCTTCCTGCAGTGTGAACGTGTAAATCCTTCTGTTTGTAGAGGGTAGTACCTGTTCTGTGTAGCTACCGTTCTTTAGACGATACCTTTTTGACGAGCTTGAGAACGGCGTAATCGTTGCGAGGAAATAGTCTCCTACCGCCACTAAGTCGAGATTGGCCTTCAGCGCACTGGCGTCGGCTGTCCGCAGTGGCTTGGTCGTTATCTCGTATTCAGTGATTTTCGAGTTTATGCCGTCCTTCTGGATTTGCTCGTAGCCATCGCCGAATCCGTACTTCTTTACCCTATGCGTCACCTTCTCGGTGACGTTAAGGGTCAGATCTAAGGCAAGTGCTCTATCGGCCACTCAACATGCCTCCTGGTCGCTTCTCTTCAAGGATGACGCGCTTAACAGCGCTATCAATAGCTTTACTGAGTTTACCGGCCTGGTCTCCAGACATTTGCGTGTCTGTTTTACCTTCGTTGTTCACATTAACTGTGATATTGGTGGTTATAGGTGCTCCAGCACCGCCGCTACCTTTCATATCTACTGGAATCGCCTTCCCGTTGGGCAATGGCACAATCGCTTCGTTGTACGCGCCCTCCCCTACCAGGCCCAGCGTAGGTCGCTTTACGACACCTCCTTGAGCAAATGCCTGGAAGCCCCCAACAAGAATGTTCCCGTTCCGGCTGAATACTGCGGAGTAGTCCGGAGGCCCATCTTTGAGGAACATGCCGCCCCCGCCGGAACCCATTCCACTCATTAGGCTCTCCAGCCCGAAGCCACTTGGTGCGCTCCCTCCTCCGCCTCCTCCGCCAAATAGCCCGCCAAATATCCCACCTCCTCCGCCTCCACCCATTGTGTTGCCAAACAGTCCAAGTAGTGATTTCAGCACAATCATTTTGATCATGTCTGCAATGATCTTTTGTGCCATTTGGAAGAACGAATCGGCAACACTCGTAAACATGTCAGCGAGGACTTCCTTTACTGTCTTTGAGCCCGTAAGAATGTCGCGTACACCGAACGAAAATGCTTGACCAACGGCTTGGCCAACCCCAGACGCCACATCGCTGAGCATTTGGAACTCATTGCGCATTGCCTCAAATTCGCCCTGTCGCTCAGCATCGAATAGCTTCTGCTGTCTGAATGCTTCAAATTTTGCTCTTAGCTCGTCGGCCGCATCCCCTGTAGCGGTACGCCAATCACCATTTTCTTGATCAAGACGTGCAGCTTCTGCTGCGATTTCACCTTCCGCCAGTATGCGTTGCTGCTCGCGAGGGTCGTAGTACGTCTGGGCCTGCATCTGTGCACTTCCCGTGATGATGCCCTGGGTTGTTCCCAGTGCACTTTGACGGGTCTTATTCATCATGTCGATGATGGCTGCTTTTTGCCGTTCGGCATTCAGCGCTTGTAGCCGCATCTTTAATTCTGTGTCAAGCTGTTCTTTCGTTCCACCCGGTCCGTAGAAGCGTTTCTTCAAATCTGCTTCGATCTCTTTTAGTTTTTCCGCAGTCATCCCCCGCTGCTTTCCGGCTTGTTCAATAGCCTCCGCCATCTCTCTTTCGTAAATCCTGAGTTTTGCAAGTTGCTCGCCGTATATGGCAACTTTCTCAGGGTCCATCCCCTTCTTCGCAGCCTCAGCAAATGCTTGGACTTGAATCGTGACGTCCTTAAACTGCTCTACAGGAATATTTGGAGCCAGAGCTTTAAAGAACTGCTCTAGGTTCTCTTGATTGGTAATTTCTTGGTTGCGTTTTTCGAAGGTTAGTAGCTGATCATTCAAACTAATTAGCCCTCGCTTCGCTTGTTCAATTCCTCCTGTCGAGGGGGCGGCCACTGTAGGAGTACTCATATCCGGTCTCGCAGTCGGCGCACTACCGGTCGCTTTACTACCCTGCTGAAGGTGCAGGAATCTATTGCCAAACCCAAATCTCGAGGGTGCGGTATACCCTCCCCCACTGCTGTCGTATGCGACAGGTCCCACGGGTACAGGTACTGGTGTGCCCATCGGTACCGCTAGATCGATGGCCCCACTACTCGCCCCGGGACGTCTCCCTCGGGTCGCATCATGGGCTACCTGTTCCATTCTCAGCAGTCGCTGAAGCTCACTGGAGCTTGTGACCCTCGTGATGTCTTTGTTGATGTTTGACAGCACGATGTACTTCACTCCCATCTGTTGCCATGCTTTAATGATCGCTTCGGCTTCTTTTAGGACGTTTGCAGGGTTTGGTCCCCTTAGATCCAAATGAGGGCCACTGCTCCTACCGCTGCTTCCTACACGTGCTGTAGCGCCTGCCCCGCCGGGGAGCATGGCACCGCCCCCTGTGGGGGTGCTTCCACCAGGGGGGTTGCTTCCTCCTAAATTTGCAAGTTCTTGTTGCTTTCTTGCATATTCTGCGGCGTCCATCTCAATCTTGGCGCCTTGTTTCTTCATTTCCAGAATTTTCTGGGCAATGTCATACTTGTAGTTTTCAATTTCTTTTTCGATCTCTGCTGCACGAAGTTGGAATTCTCTTCGGCGGGCCTCAATCGCAGTTTCCCCTTTCTCTTTTTCACTAATGTAGGT